ATAAATAAATTTTACACTAAATATATTGGTGAAACCACATTAAATGAGTGATATTAACACAACGATAGTATTAGGTTCTAAAAAATATAAATCGGCAATAAATACTGACTTAACTGTAGATATACCTTTAGTCAATAATCAAAAAGAGATTGATGAATTTGACAGAAGTGATATTGTTGATTTGAGTCAGATATTTGACGATGAAAGACAAGCGTCTAATATTTTCAGATTAACAACTAATATGGACTTATTATTTTATAATGCCTATATCGGAACTACAGGTGCTTTTGGGTATGTCCCATTTACAAATAATTTATATTATGTTAATAGTGAATCTTCATTTAATACTAATGGTTGGTCTGGGTATCCCCAATATTATGAATTTGATTTTATAAGAAATGATAATAATGTTTCGGGATATACTATAAATTCTGGTACAACCCCACCACATATTAGTTTTATTAATAAAAGTGCCTCAACGTATAATTGGACCCAATATGTTAGTTATGCGTATGAGAATGAATATAATAAAATATTACAATATAACTTAAATTCGGTAACGACTTTAACATGGGTTTGTGGTAATGGTATACCTTTTTATGTTGTAAATCCATTTAATTATGATGGTAGAGATTTAGTATCGTTTGTTTGTCCTGTTGAGCATAATTTGAGTGTTGGTGAGTTTGTGGAGATAGAGTTTAACTTTGGTTGGGCGGGGTACAACGGAAATAAAGTTTTTCAAGTGTATTCATTAGGGAATTATGGGTATAATTCTGATAAATATATTTTTAACTTATACAATAACGGATTCACAGGAAATACGTTTTTTAATTTGAGTCAAGGAACATTCAAAAGAATTATTGATATTAATAATTCTGCTGAAACAATGTCTAAATATTACGTTAGAAAACATAAAATAATAACGAATGTTGGTGATTCAATTTTAACAAAATGTGGGTTCGAACAAAATATTTTTAATATTAAAAGACAATATGAATTTGGTACATTAACACCGGATAAAGTATCTAGAATAACTCAGAAAGAAGGGTCGCAATCGTATTTATTATCGTTCTCAAGAGATATTGATATTTCAAAATATAGAGATAACTTAAATAGACCATTAACAGAGTTGTTTATTACTGTCATTAATAATGGTTACTTTGGATGGATGAATAAACCAATCGCTAATAACATCTCAATTAGAGAAGGTTATCAATACAATTTGGGACCATCAGTATCATCATATTGGGATTATACTAATGGTAGTGTTAATTTAAGTACAATACCAACGGCTTCGTATACTAAACCAGGCGGGTTCACATTTTATTACAATCAAAACTTAAAAAGTGGAGATACAATAAATGGTGATTATTGTGAGTTTAATCAATTTGAACAAAAAGAAAGGATTATTTCTCAGTTGTATCACAAGATTTCATTTAATGAAAATTTATTTATAATTCAATCGGCAACAACAAATCCAAATGGATATTATTATAAACCACATAATTTAATACAATTAAGAGTTTATTCCGATTATTTAGAAGAAGGTTCATTAAATGAAATAGATAATGTACCTTATTATTCGTATTATTCAAATTATAAAAATACTTTTATTTGGAGAGATTTATATACATATGGATTTATTGATGAGTCAGGAAAAGGAGTTAATTACCCTTTTTTAAATGGTACTCATTATCCATCAACCAAGATTATATTTAGACTTATTCCTGAGGGAAATGTTGGTCAAAATATAACAACAATATCTGACCCTATTACTGATGATTGTGAATAAATATAAAATATTATTATCTACAACAAATACAGATAAAGAAATCAATATACCAATTGAGATGAATTGGGATTTACTTGATAGAAGTGACTCTTTAGTTGAATACGAAGAACAAACAATAAAAAGTGTTATTAATCAAGATAAAGATTTTGAAGTCGCAAGATTTGAACATTCACAAAATGTAAATTCATTATCTACCGATATTAATTACGAATTTTATTTTGTACCATCGGGAGCAACAAGTGCAAATACTGTTTGGTCAACATCGTACACAGTACAAGGATTTACTCCGACAGAAGTTTATTATTATAGTAATTCTTTTAAAAAATCTTTTTTTAAGTTGGATTTTTATGATACCACAGATTTAACTAAACAAACTAACTATGTTACCATAATATTACCAACACAACAAGGAATTACATCGGCAACAACAGTCGGATATAGTGTACAGGATATTAAAACCCCGGTAATGAAATTAGATTTTGTTGGAGATAAAGAAGGGTTTTTTATTTATTGGTTAAAAAATACGTCATTTTTAAATATTAATACTTTTTATATGACGGCAAAATTTTTTGATGCAAAGACAGGAATTTTTGTTAAAATGATGAATAGACCACAATCAACATTAACTGGTATTAATAAGTTTAATTTTCCACAAGAATATTATTTTTACTATAAGGTAATATTAGATTATACTAATTATACATATAAAATATATGATATACAAACGGGATATGATATATTAGTTGGGGACAGTTCAAATCCCATAAAATGGTATGAATATATTAATCCGTAATGAACGAAGATTATTACTATATAAAAATATCGCATGAGAATGTATTAAATGACATTTTTCCTGAACCATATACCGCAGATACATATGTTATAACGGGTATAACAGGAATCTGTTGTTATATATCGTCAATATCAAGTGACACGGTTTATGTCACAGGACTAACCTATACTTATTCGTCTATGACGGATATATTAAGTGGGGGTACTAATGGTGATTCTTTATTAACAGGATTAACGATACCAATACTGTTTAGAGAGACGGCGGTTGATATTGGTTACTATTCTGTTTTTGATGGTGCGATTATGCAAGCGGATGTGGTAAAGAATTTTGTTTTTTCAGCAACAACATCGTTACCTAAAAGATATTATTTTTATAATACGTCAGAAACGCAATTGAGAACATTTTTACAACTATCTACGTATTCAGTTGATTGGGGTGACTCCTCACCACAACAAACAATTACAACTACATCCCCAAATTATATTTATCATGATTATATAAATTCGGGTAGTTATTTAATTACATTGATACAGAATACTCCTTGGGGAACAAATACAGTAAAGAAAACAGTTGTAGTTCCATTTACAGGAACGACAATTCAAAACCCTAATGGTTCTGCATATTTTACTCCTAACATAGGGTCTTGGTCTGCAACATCAATATCATATGATTTTATATTCTCAGGGGATTCGGATAATCATATTTCATCGCAAACATCAAACAATTATGTGTCAGTTCCATTTCCAATCAGTGGATATACAACATCAAGAATAAATGAATTATCCCAATATGGGGTGACAAAATATCCTTTATATGTTCCAATCATAAAAAATGGTCAACAATTCGGTGTTATAACAACAATGAGTCCGAGTTATACTGGTTATACAATTGAGGGTGTTCAATATTTAGATTTTCCTGATAAAACAACGGTGTATGTTTTTAATAGTTCTGGATTAACATCTGATTGGATGGTTGAATCGGCAATTACAAAGAATGAATCACTCATGAATATTGTTAGTGACCCGGAAGTACAATCGGATGTTTTTGTGGAGAGAGGTAAAAATAGTGCATTAGAGAGAGTTGAAAGATTAGGTGAGATTGATAATATTGGTGATTTAGAAAATTATGGATATGGATTTTTTAATTTTGTTAACCAAAGTAATTTTTAAAAAAGAGTAATAAACTATTTATAAAATAAAAGAATAAAATGGCAATAGGAACCTACGGAACAATAAGACCTTCCGATGTATCACCTGAGGATGTTGAAATAATATTAAATTATACACCTTCTAGGGATGTAACTGATAATTTTATATTAAAGAAATTAGATACATTGAATATATTGAGACCGTATTATAATAATAATAGTACTGGTGGAAATGCCAATATTGAAATATTAGGTGGACTTTATAATTTAAGATTACCGGCAAATGAATTTAATAAAATTGGTATTTACACTTTATATGTTAGACCTTCACAAATAAGAACTGAAATTACTGATTGTGGTGTATTATCGGCATTACCAAATGTTAAGGGTATTGTAATTGATTTGAATAATGTGCCCGCACAATATAGAAATAAATTTGTATCACAAGGACTTGTTGGATTTAGGGTCGAATACTTAAATAGTGACGGAACTAAAATACCTAACTTTTTTAGGATAGTGACTTCTAACTTTTTTTGTGAACCTGTTTTACAAAATTTGACAAATACGTCTCAAAAAGCTATTAGATATAGATATGTAGATGCGGTTACAAATTTAATATTTTGTACACTAACGCCATCATCATCACCAACAAACAAACCAAATGCCACCCCATTTATTGGACAACCAGCACAAAAAATAATAATAACTAATACTTTTTTTAATCCAATTACGATAGATATTGAAATTGTTGAACACGATACCTCAACGCTGGCTTTAGCACTTTACGGAAATCAAACTAAATCGATGCAAGACGGTATATACACAATATACGATTCAAATAATAATATATATAAACAATATAATTTATTTGAAATTAGAGACCAATTTAATTCTCTTTTATATGAAGTTAGAGAGGACAGAGGTAATAATATAGATTATAGTAAAAACTTTACAAACATAACTCAATAATGGGTAGAACGATTATAAAATATCCTGACGGTGCTAATGGTAGACCTTTCTCAGACGATTTAGTTGGATTCCAATTAGTCCAAGGAGGAGGGCTAACGCAAGGTAATTTTCAATTTACGACAACTATAACTGAAAAAGTTAATAGACAATTTAATATTGGTTCTTTTTCAGAGCCAATTACTTTAGATACATTGAATGTTTCCGATGTTTTAGAATCTAAAGCGATTATTGCTAAAGAATTTAGAGTTTATCCAAATTTTGATTTAAGTGAAATAACTAAATTTAATCTTTATGGGCCTTTATCTAAAAGGTTGTCGACATCTATACAAAAAATTATAAATTATTTTCCTGCGGCGTTAGAAGTATATAATCTTAATTCGGATTTTACCACCGATAATACAGCAATTAATATTGATTATGATAATATTGAAGATGTCACCTCATTCAAAATTGATGTAACTAAGTTAACAAATCCATTTGGAATTGATTATTCGGTTAACGCCACTAGAAATATCTCATTAAAAGAGTTTGAGGTATCTCCATTAAGAAATTTAACGGTTGAATATAATAAATTTTCTTTGTTTTTAGGTGATAAAGAATTCCCCCTTTATCATTTTACACCATCCGATAGTTTATATTCAGGTGTCATGGAGTTTATTGTTTTTGGTCAACCATTTTCAGGGAAAATAGAAACAACAGAGACTTTAGTTATTAGACCAAATACGTTTTATAGTGATAAATCATTGGTAGAACCATTTGATGAAGTTGAAAAGTTTTTGTTAAATAGAATGGTTGTTCCTAAATATACCGCAACATTCCAAGTACCAAAACAATCTGATGATGGGGTTTTATTTACTAGTTTTGTTAATGTAACTTGGCCAATAGATGGGATTTGGAATTTAGATATTAGGACAAGATTATTTGATAATTACTTAAATTCTTTAAACGAAATTGCGGTATCATTTGATGAATCAAAAACAAATTTAATAACAAGATTTTTAACTACTGAATCATTTAAGGAATTTGATACCGAAGACCAAAGAGTTCAAAAAATATTAAGTATCTACGGTAGAAGTTTTGATGAAGTTAAAAAATTTATAGATGGGTTGGCTTATATGAATTCGGTGAATTATACAGTTAAAAATGACATACCATCACAATTACTTAAAAATTTAGCGGAAACTATTGGATGGAAAATAAATGTATCTCCGGTTACTAATGAAAACTTTTTAAGTTCGATTTTTGGTAATGATAGTAAAATTGAATTTGAAGGGTACTCTAGGTCATCAACACCGACAGAGTTGAATTATCAATTTTATAGAAATTTAATTTTAAATTCTGCTTATCTTTTTAAGTCAAAAGGAACTAGAAAATCTATAGAGTTTTTATTAAGACTTATTGGAGCTCCGGAAGCTTTAATAGAATTTAATGAAAATATATATATTGCGGGGCAGAAAATTAACATGTCTAATTTTGATATGAAATATGCTCAAATATCAGGAGGTACTTATGTTGAAGAAAAACCTGTATTTGATACCACAACATTTACTATTTATGGTAATGTATATTCAGCGTTTACAACACAAACTACGATAACAGATGTTGATGTAACATTGGCGGATTTTCCTGTGGATTCTTATGGTTATCCAAAATCACCTGAAGATACTCAAGATTATTTCTTTCAAAAGGGTGCTGGATGGTTTGAATTAGTAAAAGACCATCAAAGCCCACAAAGAATTAATTACACAAATAGTGTATTTACAGGACAAAATTTTGATGTTCAAACAGAATTTGAACAATTCACTTATGGCCAAAAATATTTGGATAGATACCGATATTTTCCGTATTTGAATACTGGGTATCGACTTTTA